GCTGTAAACTTGGCGGCTAGACTTGAGGCTGCTACAAGAAATTATAGAGATGAAAATGGAAAGGTTACACCTTTGATTTATTCTTCCTATACAAAAGAACAACTGAAAGATATTAAGTCAATTGAGCTAGATAAAATTAAGGTTAAGGGTAAAGATGAGTTAGTAACCATTTATAAACCAGTAACAAACTTAATGGAGGGTTATGACTTTACTTCAAAAAAGAAAGTTAAAACTAATAGCAAAAAGGATAATAAGAAATGATAAAAAAAGAAAATTATATTTACTCAATTTACACTGGCTCAAAATTAAGAAACAAAAGTTACGGAGACGCAGAAAAACATTTGTGAAACTCTGGAAGTTAAAAAGACTAAATACACTACATAAACATCAGTGGGTAGCATAGTCAATTAGACTTTCACATAAAAATAAATAATAGTATAGTCAATATATAAAATGGTGCTTTCTATGCACTTTGCCCATCGGGACTTACGACTATTTTTAAACGCCTTAGAGGATTAAATGGCAGACAGAGAAACGACAGATATAAAAATTGACATAGAGTCTTTAAGAAAAGATATTGAAAATGTCAATAGCATTCAAGGTAGATTAGACACTGCCATTGATAGATTAACTGATGTATCATCATCTATAAAATCTATGTTAGCAGTACACGAAGAAAAAATCCAAAGACAAGAAAAAATAGACGAAGTAATATTTGACAAATTAAAAGATAGAGCAGAAGAAATATCTGACGTATATAGAGAATTAAAGAAAGATATTGAATTAACAGAGAAAAGAGTATTAATAGAAATCAAGTCTTTAAAGAATGATATAGGTGGTAGAGTTGGTACGCTAGAACGATATAAATGGGTTATAATGGGTGGTGCGTTGGCTATCGGGTGGATATTATCAAAGAATTTAATGCCATTAATTCATATGATGAATGGCGCTTAGACTTGACATTTTGACGAATATATAGTATATTAGTATTTGTGTTATGTCGAGTTATATTGATCTAAAGTTTATATCTAATTTAAAATCAAGGTTAAGTCAATTCAAACAAAAGAATGACTACTTGTTTAATTTTCGTTGTCCACATTGTGGTGATTCGAAAAAATCAAAATTAAAATCAAGAGCATATCTTTACAGAGTTAAAAACGATATGTTCTTTAAATGCCATAATTGTGGTATGGGTCAGAACTTGGCAAACTTCATCAAGGCACTAGACCCAAAAATGTATTCTGAATATCTTTTAGAGAGATATAAGAAAGGGGCTCCTGCGACACCGAAGCCTTCATTTGATTTCAAACCTGTGTTTGAAGAAACTAATATTATAACTGATTTGAAATCTATAAAAGAATTAGATGATGAACACCCAGCAAAACATTATGTTTTAAACAGAAAGATACCTGTTGAGTTTTTTGATAAATTATACTTCTGTGACAAGTTTGGTCAGTTGGTGAACAAGGTTAAGCCTAATACATATAAGACTAAATCTGATCACCCTAGATTAATCATACCATTTTATGATGCGACTGGAAAACTCTTTGCGTTTCAAGGTCGTGCTTTTGGAAAAGAACAACCAAAGTATCTAACGGTAAAACTAGATGAAAATAAGCAAAAAGTTTATGGCCTTGAAAGAGTTAATTTTCAAAGACCTATCTTCATCACAGAAGGCCCACTTGATAGTCTTTTTATTGATAACTGTCTTGCTGCTGCTGGAGCTGATTTAGTATTAAAAAATAAAACACCAAATGATCAGATTACATACATATTTGACAACGAACCAAGAAATAAAGAAATAGTAAAACGAATGTACAGTGTGGTAGAAAAAGATTGTAACGTTGTAATATGGCCAAGTGATATTCAATCAAAAGATGTAAACGATATGATAATGTCAGGGTTGACAAAAGTAGAAGTTTCTGATATTATACATAACAACACTTATTCAAAATTATCCGCATTAACAAAACTAAATGAATTTAAGAAAGTATAGGAGGAACAATGGCTGAGAGTATTAATGTCGTAAAAAGAGGTGAACGTGGTAAAGAGCCATTGAACATTGAAAAAATCCACGAGATGGTAGAATATGCGGTAGAAGGTATAACTGGTGTTTCATCATCACAAGTTGAGATGAAAAGTGGTTTACAATTTTATAATGATATTACTACAAACGATATTCAACAAATTTTAATTAAGTCAGCTGCTGATCTTATTTCGTTAGACACTCCTAACTATCAATACGTTGCGGCAAGATTACTTTTATATTCGCTAAGAAAACAAGTCTTTGGTAGATTATGGGACCACCCACATATTTACGAACACGTTAAGAAGGCTGTTGAAATAAAAGTTTACGATCCAGAACTATTAGAAAAATATCAAAAGAAAGATTTTGATAGAATGGAAAATTGGTTAAACCACGAAAGAGATTATACTTTTACATATGCTGGTTTAAGACAAGTGATTGACAAGTATTTGGTACAAGATAGAAGTAATGGTGAAATATATGAAACACCACAGTTTATGTATATGATGATTTCTGCATCTGTCTTTATGAACTATCCAAAAGAAACGAGAATGACCTATGTTAAAAAATACTATGATGCGATTTCGCAATTCAAAATCAATATTCCTACGCCAGTTATGGCGGGTGTTAGAACTCCTCTCAAACAGTATGCAAGTTGTGTTCTGGTTGATTCTGATGATACTTTACCTAGCATTTTTTCTAGTGATATGGCTATTGGACGTTATGTTGCGCAGCGTGCTGGGATTGGTATTAACGCTGGTAGAATACGAGGCATCAATGCGAGGATACGAGGGGGTGAAGTACAGCACACAGGCGTTATTCCCTTCCTTAAAAAATTTGAGGCAACAGTTAAGTGCTGCACTCAAAATGGAGTTAGGGGCGGTTCGGCTACTGTTCACTTCCCTATTTGGCACCAAGAAATAGAAGACATAATTGTACTTAAAAATAATAAAGGTAGTGAAGATAATAGAGTTAGAAAACTAGATTACTCTATACAATTTTCAAAACTATTTTATGAGAGATTTATACAAGAAGAAGAAATAACTTTATTCTCACCACACGAAGTACCAGAACTGTATGAGGCTTGGGGTACACCTGAATTTGATGAACTCTATATCAAAGCAGAAAGAAAAATTAGTGTTAAAAAGAAAAAGATAAGTGCACAAGAATTGTTTTTTGATATTCTAAAAGAAAGAGCAGAAACAGGTCGTATCTATATTATGAATATAGATCACTGTAACACTCACTCATCATTTAAAGATTTAGTTAGAATGTCAAACTTATGCCAAGAGATTACTTTACCAACAGATCCAATTCAACACATAGATGGTGAAGGTGAAATTGCGTTATGTATTTTATCTGCAATTAATGTTGGTACAATTAATAAAAGAGATGAATTAGAAGAACTATGCGACATCGCTGTTAGAGGATTAGATGAAATAATAGATCATCAAAAGTATCCTGTAAGAGCAGCAGAAATATCTACAAAGGCAAGAAGAAGTTTAGGTATAGGTTATATCGGTCTTGCTCACTATCTTGCGAAAAAAGGTTATTCGTATGAACAAAAGATGGGTTGGAAACAAGTAGATAAGTTAACAGAAGCATTTCAATATTATCTATTAAAGGCGAGTAACAATCTTGCAAGAGAAAAAGGCAAGTGTGAATACTTTGATAGAACAAAATATTCAGATGGTATCTTACCAATAGACACTTACAAGAAAGAGGTAGACGAGGTTGTAACCAGAAATCTAACTTATGATTGGGAGTGGTTAAGGAAAGAAATCAAAGAGCACGGATTAAGACATAGCACACTCTCTGCTCAAATGCCATCTGAATCCTCTAGTGTGGTTTCAAATGCTACTAACGGTATTGAACCACCTAGAGATTATTTAAGTGTTAAGAAATCTAAAAAAGGTCCACTTAAACAAGTTGTACCAGAATATAAGAAATTAAAAAACAATTATACACTATTATGGGATATGAAATCAAATGAAGGTTATATAAATATCGTAAGTGTAATGCAGAAGTATTTTGACCAAGCAATATCAGGTAACTGGTCATACAATCCTGAACACTTTGAAGATAACCAAGTGCCAATATCACAAATGGCACAAGACTTATTGACAACTTATAGATTAGGTTGGAAGACTTCATACTATCAAAATACATATGATGCGAAGAAAGATATAGATGAGCCATCACACCCAGTAGGCTTTAATGATAATGTACCTGAAGATAAACCAATAGAACAAGACGAGGATCCAGAGAACTGTGATTCTTGTACAATATAAGAAAGTAATAAATAAAACGCAATGAGTAGATCAGTTTTTAATAAAAGTAAAGATGTCAGTTTCTTAAAACAACCTATGTTTTTTGGTGAAGACTTAGCTGTACAAAGATATGATACAATGAGGTATCCTATTTTTGACAAGTTAACACAACAACAATTAGGTTATTTTTGGAGACCAGAAGAAGTATCGTTACAAAAAGATAGAAACGACTATGCAGATTTAAGACCAGAACAAAAGGCAATCTTTACATCTAATCTAAAGTATCAAACAATGTTAGATAGTGTACAAGGTCGTGGTCCTTGTTTGGCATTCTTACCATTTGTATCATTACCAGAACTAGAAGGTTGTATTGTAACTTGGGACTTTATGGAAACTATTCATAGTAGAAGTTATACATACATCATTAAGAACTTATACTCTAATCCGAGTGATGTATTTGATACTATTATCAAAGACGAGAAGATAGAAAAGAGAGCTCAATCAGTAACACAATGTTATGATGATTTAATTGAAACAGGTCATAAATGGCATTTAGATAAAACTAAAGTTGACGAATATGATTTAAAAAAGAAATTATGGAAAGCATTAGTGACTGTAAACATATTAGAAGGTTTAAGATTTTATGTATCTTTTGCTTGTAGTTTTGCGTTTGGTGAACTAAAACTATTAGAAGGTTCAGCAAAGATTATATCATTTATCGCAAGAGATGAAAGCCAACACTTGGCAGTATCTCAAAGAATTATAAACAACTTTAGAGATGTAGAAAATGATAAAGTAATGAACAAAGTAATTAAAGATACTGAAGATGATGTATATAAAATGTATGATGAAGCTGTACAAGAAGAAAAGAGATGGGCGACTTATTTGTTCTCTCAAGGTTCAATGATTGGTTTATCAGAAAAACTATTACATCAATTTGTAGAATATATGGCGAATAGAAGAATGAAAGCAATTGGATTAAAACCTGTTTACGACCAAAAGACAAACCCTTTACCTTGGGTTGACCATTGGTTAAATAGCAGATCAACACAAAACGCACCACAAGAAACAGAAATCGAAAGTTATGTGATTGGTGGTATCAAACAAGATGTTAAAAAAGATCAGTTTAAAAAGTTTAAATTATAATGATTGAGAAAAGACAAAAAACTTGTTCTAGTTGCGAAACTAAATATACTGTAGAATGGGACATTGAGGTTCAGGATTTAGAACCATTGACTTGCCCTTTCTGTGGACACGAAGTAGAGGAACTAGAAGATGAAGAAGATACAATCTGGACAAACGAATCCGAAGACGATAATTGGAATTGATTATAGTTTAACAAGTCCTGCCATTTGTGTAACTAAAGATTTTATATTTGAAAATAGTCAGTTTTATTATTTAACTAATAAGAAAAAATATATAGGACCAATGTCAAAAAATATCTTTGGTTTTGAACACCAAGAATACAATACCCCTATACATAGATTTAGTCAAATATCTGATTGGGCATTCGACACAATCAAAGAAACAATCCATACATCACAAAAAGTATTCATAGAAGGTTATTCTTTTGGATCAAAAGGACAAGCAGTATTTCAAATAGCTGAGAATTGTGGTATACTTAAATATAGATTACAAGAAATGAATATTGATTATGATACGATTGTTCCAAGTGTAGTTAAAAAAGGCGCAACTGGTAAGGGTAACGCCGATAAGGATTTGATGTATGAATCATTTTCAAAAGAAACAAATACAGATTTAAAAAAGATGTTTGATGTACAGAAGATAGGTAATCCTGTATCAGATATTGTTGATAGTTTTTACATTGCGAAAGTTGGTTATGAAAATTCAAGTAGTCACTAGTTGGAATAATAAGTTATTTAAAAAATACGCTCACAGATTTCAATCCACTTATAATTGGCCGTTTGATTTAATTGTTTATAATGAAGATGATGATATGTTTGATAAGATACCTGATCTCAAAAAATTCATAGAAAGAAATAATCATAGAGAAGTAGAATCATTTAAGAAAGATGGTGTAAGATTTTCATATAAAGTTTATGCTTATACACACGCCATAGATAATTGTTCAAAAGATGTAGATGGTTTAATTTGTATTGACGCTGATAGTGTATTCTATAAATCAATAGATGTAGATTGGATCAAAAAACATATTCACAAAGACGATTGTATGATGAGTTACCTAGGTCGTGGAAGTAATTATAGTGAATGTGGTTTTTTGTATTTTAATATGCAACACGATCAGACAAGAAACTATGCTCGTTATATGAAAAAGATGTATGATTATGATGAGATATATAGTTTAAGTGAATACCACGATAGTTATGTTTGGGATTACGTTAGAAAAGTTTTTGAACAAGATATGAAAGTAAAAAATAATAATATAGGTGACAATAGACCTGGACACGTACAGGCAAGATCAATATTAGGAACAGTTTACGACCATACAAAAGGTAAAAGAAAACTAACAGGTAAAAGTCCAGAGGCAAAAATATGATAAAGTATTATTTTTGGGTAACACTACCCAATAAAGGTCCAATGAAAGTTGCTGAAGAAGGAAGAACGTTATCAGAGGCAAAACAAATTGTTGAAAGTAGATTCCCCAATGCAAGAGTGATGTTAGCAGGAAAAGAAGTATGATTATATTGATAATGGGTCTATCAGGTTCAGGTAAAACATCTTTGGCAAAAGTATTAACACCAATGTTTAATGCGGTGTGGTTAAATGCTGATAAGATTAGAGAAGAAGTAAACGATTGGGATTTTTCAGAACAAGGTAGATTAAAACAAGCAATAAGAATGAAAATACTTGCTCAAAAAGCAAAGAGTGAAAATAGAAATGTAATTGCTGATTTCATTTGTCCAACAGAATATACAAGAAAAGAATTTAATGCTGATTATACAATTTGGATGGATACAAAAAAAGTTAGTAGATTTGAAGACACAGACAAAATATTTGAAGCTCCTAATAATCCAGATTTTATAGTCACACATTTTGATGCTGATATGTGGGCTTATTTAATTAAACAAGATATACAAGACAAATATGGAAACTTAGGACCACATAGATGATTAGAATTTTTATAGGATATGATGACAACGAAAAGGTAGGGTTTAGTACATTGAGTCATAGTTTATTAAAACACTCAACACAACCTATTTCAATTACACCAATACGATTACAAAATATTAAAGATATATTTGTTAGAGAAAGAGTAAAAATACAATCAACAGAATTTGCGTTTAGTAGATTTCTTGTACCATATCTTTGTAACTATTCAGGTCATGCTATCTTTATGGACTGTGATATGTTGGCTCGTGCTGATATATCATTATTATGGCGACAAAGAACTACAAAGTATGCTGTTCAATGTGTACAACACGACTATACACCTAATAGTACAATCAAGTTTATGAATCAACCACAAACACCATATCCTAAAAAGAACTGGTCTAGTATGATGATTTTTAATAATGCTATGTGTAGATCACTTACACCTGATTATGTAAATAGTGCCACTGGATTACAACTACATCAATTTAAATGGTTAGAAAGTGAAGAACTAATTGGTAATATTGATGTGGAGTGGAATCATTTAGTAAGTGAGTATCAATATAATCATAGTGCAAAGTTAGTACACTTTACAAATGGTGGACCATATTTTAAAAAATATAAAGATAGTGACTATTCAAAAGAATGGTTTGATATGTATGAAGACTCTAATAAAATTGATTTGGAATGAAAACATTAAACATTTATTTAAAAACAACTAGTGGAACAAAGGTTGATAAGTTATTATCATTTGGTAAAGGCGCTGAGAAACACGGTGTAAAAGTTAATTACGTAGAAGATAATATTTTTAAACCATCAGATTATAGTTATATCTTTGCATACAAATCAGATGATATAAATTCTAAAACTCATATTTTAAGACAAGAAGTTGTAGATAAAAAAACAGATAAACAAATATTCTTTTTAGATAGTAATGTTTTAGGTTACTATGAAAAAGAAAAAGATATACAAAATGTATATCGTAGATACCCATATAGATCAATACACTCACACGAAGCAGATTTCTTACCAGTAAATGAAACTTCTTTTAAAAGAACAGATCAAGTTAAAAAAGATTTAGGTTTACAAATTAAAGACTGGCGAAGAACAGGCGATCATATATTATTATGTTTAAATAGAGGTAGTGGTGGTTTCTCATCTTTTGGTACAGGTTGTTATGAATGGGCAAGAGAAGTTATACAAAGATTAAGATTACACACAGATAGAAAAATTGTAATTAGATCACATAAACATTTTGTTATGACAGAAAAGTTAAAAGAAGATCAAAAGAATTTAGAATGGATACTAACTAATATTAATAATGTAGAACACACATCTATTGAAAAAACAAATTTGTTAGATGATTTAAAAAACGCTTGGGCGTGTGTTGTATTTACAAGTACATCTGGCGCTGTCGCTTTAATGGAAGGTGTTCCTGTATTTGTTACTCACCCAGCTTGTTTTTTTAGAATGTATGGTTCTGGTGATTTAGGACAAATAGAAAATCCAAAGATACCTAATAGAGAAATGTTTATGACTTACTATGTAAATTCACATTGGAGTTTAAAAGAAGTTGAAGATGGACACTATTGGGAAAAGTTTAAACAATATCGTATGGAGATAGAATGAACATCATAGGTATAAAAGGTGCATTTAGTACAGAGGCGATGTTTATATTTCCTAAACACGAAGATTTTAAATTAATAGAATATCCAGAAAGACATAATCATAAGGCAGATGCTTATATACAAACAAATGTATTAGGTATAATGAAAAAGAAGAATGCAGAGAAGTATCAATTTATATTAGACCAAAACAAACCTAGAATTGTAATAGAACAAGCAACCTTTAGAAAAAATTTAGACATAGAAAAACCAGATGATTATTATTTTAGAGTTGGTTTAAATCATTATACTTACAGTGATGGTATATTTAAAAATAAAAACTCACCATATGATAGATGGCAACAAATACAAAAAGAACAAGACATAGAAATAAAACCATGGAAGAAAAAAGGTGACTACATATTAATACTTACACAAAATCCTATAGATACAAGTCTAAATGATTTAGTGAAAAAACCAGGTGACTATGAAAACTTTATTATCAATACTATAAATGAAATATCAAAATATACAGATGAGGATATAATGATAAGACCACACCCTCGTTTTACATTTAGATTTAATAAAGATACACTAAAAGATATTAAAGTTAAAAACAAAGTATTCTTTAGTGAGAACTTAAATAACTTTAATGTGACCAATGGTGGCGAAGACATATACAAAGATTTTAAAAACGCCAGAGTTGCAATCTCATATTCAAGTAATAGTTTGACAGAGGCTGTTTGTGAGGGTATACCAAGTATCGCATTATCTAAAACATCACATGCATGGCCTGTAAGTTATCATACATTAGAAATATTAAAACACAAAGAGTTACCACAATTTGATAGAACGCAGTGGTTGTATGATTGTTCATACACACAATGGAAAATGTCAGAAATAAATAGTGGTGTAGTACACGAAAGGTTATTAGTATGAAAGAAAAAGTAATTGAAGATTATAGTCTAAAACCTAGTCATTTAGGTGGCCACTTAAATAGAACAAATTTAGATAGACCTTTATTAGAACATTTAAAAAAGAATCACAATATTAATTCTATGTTAGATATAGGTTGTGGTACAGGTGGTATTAAAAAGATAGCAGATGAATTAAAAATCAAATGGTTTGGAGTTGATGGTGACCCATCTATTGAACTACCAGAGAATACTTTACTACACGATTTTGCTGAGGGTGAGGCAACCATAGATAAAACTTTTGATCTAGTATGGTGTGTAGAATTTTTAGAGCACGTAGAAGAAAAATACATACCAAACTATATGCCTTTATTTAAGTTAGGTAAACTTGCCGTGGTCACAGCGGCACCTCCAGGTTGGCCTGGTCATCATCACGTAAATTGTAGAGAAGAAAGTTATTGGGTAGATGTATTTAAAAACTATGGTTTAAAATACGATGCTACTTTAACAACACAATTTAAATCTATATCTAAAATGAATCCAAAAGAAGGCTACGAATATGGTGATAATAAAAACTTCTTTTTAAAAGCAGGACTAGTATTTACAAATGGCAATTAAACTTAAAAATTCTATGTTTATCCACGTGCCAAAGTGTGGTGGTAGAACTATAAAACAAATGCTAAAGAGATATGTTTCTGGTGCAGAGGTTGTTGGTGATGATATTTACGATAGTCACGCTACACCTGATACAGATTTAAAAGTATTTGGTTTCGTAAGACACCCTGCTACATTTATTCATAGTCTTTGGACACATAGAAGTAAGAAGAAAAAACACGGCGAGGCTTGGAACTGGCAAGATTATATTCTTTTAGAATCTGAATGTCAATCAAAAGATTACAATACCTTTGTTGAAAATATACTAAAGAAAGAAAATATGGTATGGCATTACTATATGCATTATCTTGGTAAGTATAAAGACCCTATGATAGGTAAGATGGAAAACTTACCAGATAGTTTGATAGACATATTAAAAGCAAACAATGAAGATTTTGATGAGAAAAGAATAAGAGAGAACATTTATATACACGGCGCTAATAATAAATCTACTAATAAACCAGTTACAGTATTAGATAGTATGACTTATGACCAATGTAAAAGATTAATAACTAAAGCAGAAAAACAACTATGTATGAGGTTTGATTACCATGCGTTTTGATAATCCTATATACGATCACGGTTTTGTGTTTCCTGATATTGCTGATTTTCCAGATGTGTCAAATGAAAAAAGATACATTGGTGATGGTAAAGTAGAGTATGTATCTATGATGAAAAAAGCAATTCATAATAACGATTTAAATATGTTTGAACAAGGTTATAAATGGTATATGAAATCACCTGACGCTAAATTATTTGATAGATTAAATAAGATGTTTAAATTCTATTCTGCTTTTAAAAATACTAGAATAGAAAGTAATATACCATCAAATAAAATATACGAAGATTTATACGAAAAGGGAATATCATATTTAAATTTTGATACTAAAGATTTAAAAAGTTACTGTCAAAGCCATATTGATGAACTATTATCTAAACCTGATTGGTCACCACCACCAGGACAATTTGATAGGTCGAAACAATTAGATGATACATTTAAAAAGTATTTGCATAATATGTTTAATAACTGTGGTATTATAGATGCAGTAAGTAAATACAATAAAAGTAATAGAAGATTAAAAGTTGCTAACGTAGTTTTACATATTGCTACACCAACAGATCAAAACTGGAAACAATTTTTATATGATTGTAAAACAGTAACTAAAACAACTAACTTACATATAGACCCAAAAGAAGATGTAATAAAAGCGATGTTGTATTTAAATGATATAACAGAGAATGATGGTCCATTTAGTTATGTAGAAAAATCTCATAGATGGGTTTATGATGATTTACAAAACATATTTGGTAGAGCTATAACAACAGGTAGTTATTGTTATACACCAGAAACAAGAGCAGTTGTTTTTCAATTACCAAAACAATTAAGAATATCACACAACTTTGGTAGATTATTATTAGACGGTACAGAAGAACAAGAAAGAATATTAGAACAAGAAAAAATATTTACTAGTGATAAAGGCAATCTATGTGTCTTTGATCCTGCTGGTATGCATAGAGGAGGGATTTGTAAAACAGGAACTAGAATTGCTTTACAAATATTAATGAAATGAAATTAAGTGATAACGTATTAAAGAAAAGAGTATTTAAACAACACATATTAGACTTACATTTAAAAGATTTTATGTTAGGTCAAACAACACCCTATTTAAATAAATTTAAAAATACAATTGACGTAGGTGCGGCAACTGGTATGTATGCTAGTCACTTTGCGCAACACTCTAAAAACGTCATATGTTTTGAAGCAGTACCACCTGTGTATGAACAACTAGAAAAGATTAAACAAAAACATAACAATGTAATCACACACAATCTGGCAGTTGCTGATTTTGAAGGTGTATCAGGTTTCTATGTAGATGATAAAAGATTATCTAATTCAGGTTTTCAAAATCTAGTTGATGGTCCAATGATAGAAGTAGATACTGTTACAATAGATAGTATGAAAATTAAAGATGTAGGGTTTATGAAGATAGACGTAGAAGGTGTAGAGTTAGATGTTTTAAAAGGTGCAATGAATACAATATTAGAATATAAACCAACTTGTATGGTTGAGGTATATGCTAAGTTTAACAAGTACCACGTAGAAACTACATTTGAATTTTTCTTTGTTAGAGGTTATAGGTGTTTTTATAATCACAAAGGTCAAGGTTTAAAACCAGTAAGATCAATTGAAGAAGGTGTGGAGGCAACAAAGATACCAGAAATAACAGATGGTGACTTTTTATTTACAATATGATTATAACACACGACATACCGTGGGCAGCATGCTTATCTCATAAAATATTTCCAGCAATAAAGAAAGGTTGGAAAGATACAAAGATGAAACCTGTACACTTTTTTTGGGGTCTCGGCTCTAATAATTTACAAGAGATAAAACAAGTAAAAGAAAAAGGTGAAGAATGGTGGATGGTTGACGTTGGATATATTACAGATCAAATAACTAGATACCCAACACCATCAATAGACAAATACGATACCACTTATTTTAGAATAGTCAAAGGTGGTTTACATATGACTATGGGTGATCCTAGAGATGGTGCACGTTACACAAAACTATTACAACAAGGTATAGACGCAGAGTTTAAAGGTTGGAATACAGGTGAATGTAAACACATATTATTAGCGCCATCATCACAAACAGTGTGTACCTATGTTCATAACTTATCGCAAGAAGAATTTATCAAACAAACAACTGAAGAAATAAAATGTTATACAGATAGAACTGTTATAATGAGAAACAAACCAAGACCTAATAACGAATGGTGGGATACAGATATAAAAGATGACTTGAAAGATTGTCACGCATTAGTTACTAATATGAGTTTATCAGCAGTTGACGCTGTGTTAAATAAAGTACCAGTGGTTACACACCAAGATAATGTATGTTATTATGTATCAGGTAGATTAGCAGATATAAATGATCGTAGAATGCCAGCAAGAGAAGATATGACAAGGTGGTTGAGAAGTGTGGCAAACAATCAATTTACTTTACAAGAAATAGAAGACGGAACAGCATATAGGTTTTTAAATGAAAATTAGATATTATAAAAACATTAATGGTGCCAGATGGATTGGCTTTGGTTTAGCTATGATGAGTGTCTTTATATTATCTAGTGCAAACATTGCAACTCAATGGGTAGGTTGGTTGTTAAGTGTTGTATCTTGTATTATGTGGGTTTATTTTGGTTACAAAGATAGAGATTGGGCAAGAACATTAATGGAGTTAATGTATCTTGTAATGAGTATGAGAGCAACTTACAATTGGTTAATGATATGAATTTTGCGTGCGTATATTATGGTGATAAGT